TATGCAGCCATCTGTTTTGACTGCAAAGATACGAATTCAAATCGTCGCACCCTCAAAAATGCTTGTAAAAGACTGAATTTCAATTGTTTCAAAGACCGATTAGTCCACTTTAACGGGACAGTAGTGAGTTTATGTATTGATGTTAACTGCTGCAAAGGTAAAAAACGACAGATTGATTTGAAAAGACACATAATTTGTACTATTTTATAATGAAATAGTTTGCTTTTTAAGAAATATATCGTATCTTTGCATTATAATATAAACTTAAAACGTATTTATTATGGAGATATTTGGAGTTTCTTTTTCAGCATTTCAAAAGAATATGATGAAGAGATTTTTATTACTTGCTTTGATGGCGTGCAGCATGACTTGTTATGCACAGACTGAGCAGATGAAGAAAGCAATGATGAAAGGTCGCGACAAGACGTGGGGATATGAATGCAAAACAAAGCATTTTTCTGACCCAAACAATGAAATGTACATCATATTTGCTGACAAGCATAGTACTATTTTCCTTCCGAAAACAGAATTCCCAAAATACATATACGAACTATATACAGACAAAATCAAGACAAAAATACCCTTCAAGCCGGCAATAATGCAGGGAACTGGCTGGTATTTTTTTTACAATAAAATAGAATTTGGAGTTATTCCTCATGAATTCCAATATAGCAAAAAGGATAACGTTTACTTTCGCTGTGCTGATGAAATGCATTGGAGCGGAGATATTGTTGATGGTCGAATAAGCGGAACGGGCATAGGGTATGCTTACGTTTTCGATCATCTTTATGTGATTTTCGCAGGAACTTATTCAAATGGACTTCCAGTAGGTGAGACAACTTATGCCTGGTGGGATGATCGCAATGCAGTGTGTACATACCAGCAAACAGCCTGGACCGGCAAAGTGAGCGACGGCATGGTTTCTTATGTTGTAGACAAGAAATATGGCTTTGCCGGTAACGGAGGTGAGAACGTAGCACCTCGCTATGATGGTGTAGTGGCAGACTTTAAGGACGGAATAGCAGTTGTTAAGGAAGGCAGAATACCTCTGATGATAGATAAGCGAGGCTATATCGTCGGTCTTTCCGATTTGCTGGAATTGACACCGCAAGACTATCTGACAGCCAAGAAAGCCCACCCAGGACTGACAAAAGTGGTGGAAAGCAGGTTGGTGCAATATGCCAGCAAGAAGGAACGCACATCCAGCGAACTGACGGAGATTGCAAAAATGTTCCCTGAAGTTGCTTCTCAGATAGAAGACATCAAGAAGAATCAGTATCTCTCAAACTTCCAAGGACTGCAGACCTATTACGACCAGGCCTTGGCTGCGGCAAAGGCAAAGCGTACGGACGTTTCGGGGCGTAAGGCCGTGGAATCGTTCCTAAACACCTATCAAAAGAATCAGAAATACGACCCTGAGGGCAAGGTGGCCACAGCCCAGAGAATGATGAACTACTATACGGTGTGTGATGCGCTGGGTGTGAAGGCTCTCGAAAGTTATTGGACAATTTCTAGAAAACCAGAGTTCAATGGTAACGGATACAAGCAGATAACACAACTCCGGGATGCGCTGAACATCTGCAATCGTGATGCCAGTTCTGAATTTGGTTCTTTCTATACCTATGCCAAAACTGTGCTGACATCCAATCTCAACAAGATTTCGGCGTTAGTTGACAAGTCGAAGTCTGAATATGACGCTGCTTATTCACGACACCTCTATGAGCGGGAACGTAAACTGCGTGCAGTAGACGAACTTACATGGGGACAGGTGAAAAGCTTGATAAAATATGAGACTGACTGGAGTAAAGGCAGAATTAGGGACACGGATACCAATTTCACCGACAATAAAGATGTAGTGTTCAAAGATGATATCAGAGTCTATCTTGAATGGCACTACGTCAACGAGCCTGGTAAAAAATATGTCAGCGAATACTCTACCCCTGGCGTCTTTGATAAGATGTCAACAAAAGAAAAAGCAACTTTTGAAGGTTATAAATACAAAAAGAAGGAACAGATAGAAAAAGACTATCCTTTATAATTCTTAAAAGGATGAAAGAAGATTATAAGAATGTGGCTCTGGTCTCGTCGAGCAGGAAAGTAGGGTTGCTTCTGTTGTATTAGTAACATAGTGTTATTGGAATTATATTGGGGTTCTATAATTATTTTCAATGATTATATCTTCGGTATTTATCATCTAGCGCCTTGGCAACAACACCAACGAATGACTGGCCGATGTTATCTGCCAGGAAGTCGCGTAAATTAAGTACCGAGGAATAATATTTCCGAGAGAACCACTTCTTAGCGACACGCTTCTTCTCACGACCAATATCCCCGGAGTTGCCTCTGGGGATTTCTTTTCCAGTTCCGAAATCCTGCCAAAGGCCGTATTCTGTAAAGAGCTGAGACAGTCCGATTTCTATGAATCGGCCATCAGCCCTTACAGGCATAGCCTTTACAGAATGCAGCAGATGGCCCGTGTCAATGACATCCAGTAGTGTTATCTGCTCCTGCCATATCTTTAGCATAGTGTCATTGAAGGCCATCACGAACTTTTCGCGTTCGCCCTGTGGATCAAGATGCTGGTTGATTATTCCGTCCATTCCTCTTGATTATATTGTAAATCGGTGTAGGTATCTACTGCGATTTTGAAGTAGGAACATGCGCATCCTGAGAAGAAATAGCGGTCTATTTCTTGAAACGAGATACGCGGGTCAATGTATATGAAATGTTCCTGCAGTTTTGTTTGTTCCAATATTAGAACAGACATAAACTGCCGGAATAACTCGCGCATTATGTCCATACAGGACTGTCGCGCTTCCATATTGTCAACGGCATGGCGCATGGCCAGAAACACCGTCTTCACCCTTCGAGTGTGCGGTGTGTTATTGATGTCCGTAAATCCCTGCGAGATGTCGGACACACAGACGAAAGCCGTCTTCGTCAGCATCTTGGCCAGCGCTTCTTCGAAGCCGTCAAGACCGCTCACCCTACAAAAGGTGAACTTCTTGGAACGAGCGAACTTGTTTCGCTTGGTCAGGCCTTCAAAGAAGGCTGTGGCATTCCAGTTGAAAGTGTCGTTATTTTGGACAGCTGTAGGCTGTTGTGGTGTTATCGGCCGAAATGGTATCATAGAATGAATGTGTTAAGTTATGGTTTCTTTGTGGCTTTGCGTAGTTCTTCTGCCTCACGAGCCTTGGCATCCAGTTCCGTGAGTGCTCTCCAGGTATCCATCTTCATGATGGCAGCTTCCTTAGTGATATCACCACTAGTCAGGGCACGGATCATGGCGTTTGTACTTTCACGAAGCTGGCGATAGATATCAGGCTGGCCGCTGCCCAGCAGGTTGCCGCCACTATTGGCAGATGCTGGCTTGTAGAAGTTCGAGAATTGCCCTGCGAAATACTGTTTGAGCGAGGCCATCCAGTAGAAGATGCCGATGAGCTGCGCCTTATCCGGCTTCACATGGTCGCTGGCATACAATACCTGCGCCATCTGAAGCAGCAGCTCGTCTGATTGAGTGTTGAGATAACCTTGGAACAGGTTTTCAACGAACAAGAACTCTTCGAATGGAACCTTCTCGAAGTCCGCTGGCAAAGCATGGTACTTGCCGATTCGTGCGATACGAACAGGCATTGGGGCGAATGAGTCCAGGAAATCAAGGACTGATGTTGCTTGCTGAATCTGCCTGGTACTTAGAGGTACCACCTCCTTTCCTCTTTTAATGAGGAAACGTTTGTCAGGCAGCTGGCTAAGCACCTTCAGGCCATTCCACTTCACGAGGCAGAGCGTTTTAACCTCTGCTGCAGACAAGTCGCGTGCAAATAGGTTATAGACCATCTGTAGCTGCTTGTCTGTAAGTTCAGCCCAACTTGTGGGCAAAGAGATATTGAATACTTCCATACTGCAAAGGTATAGAAGTGTTTAATGATGGAAAAAGACAAAAAGAGCGACAGACCTCTCGGCTTGCCGCTCATAATAGTATTAGCGTTATTCAGAGTATAAGTAAATCCTTTCCTTTCGGTGAGATGGAGCTCATCCATTTGTCATAAAAATCGGAAAGTTCTTCCTGTCCGATAAAAAAGCTGTTTTTACCAAAGACGCCTGTTCTTTTTAGGTTTCTTTTCATTATTATTACGTCTATCAAGAACATCTTGTATGCAATCAAATCAGACATTGCCTGCGAATCTTTCCTGTTTTGAGTTCTATTATGCTTAAAAACACGTATATATGAGTAATACGTCATCTTTTCATCAAGGTTAAAATGAGACTTCTTTATAGCTATAGAATCTAGCATATCCAAAACTTCTTGATAGTCCGGCTTCTTATTATAATGTAAATTACTTTGTATAAATGGTGTGTAGTCGTTATCCATCCAACTGAATAATTTTTCAGAATTAGGCTTAATTGATTTATAAAAATCTGAACCGAAGCTTTTAATTCTCTTTCCAAGCTCTGGGTTAATGTTATTTGTGATCAAAATATCGGTATTGGCCTCTAATAAAATTGCTAGCTGTTGTCTGTCAATTTCGTGCTGTATAAGTGCGCTCCCCAAGAAAATTCCTTTTTCTTGGTATGTTTTATTCAGGAATTGATTAATCTCATTTTTTTCTTCCGTATTACTTGCATATTTCCTAAAGGTTGTATCAAGGTTCGGGTTGTGTGCTGTTGGAACAGATGATTGAGTTAATGCCTGAAGGTCGTTAAGCTTTAATGCTTTTAAACCTTCTGTTACAACTTCTGCTTGATTTGGGATGCAAACATTAGAATGGTTGGGATTACCATCGACATGGGAAACATTTGAATTACAATGATAGTTCACCTTTTCTCCACTTTCCTTTGTCTTTGCAGATATAGATATGCAAATAAAGGCAAGCATAATCAAAAATAACTGTTTCATATTATTCGTCATCACGTAGGCATAACGAGAAGGAAACAAACCAATTGAAAATGTCTTTCTCATAGTTTTATGTTTTTAATTTTCTGCAAAGATACAAAAAAATCCGCCTAAAACCAATAAGCGGATGACTTTTTTTTGTTCTCGAATACTTTTGGTTTGTACAGCTCTGCAACAGTTGAACTATGCCAGGCAGGAAACACCTCTTCGTGTTCACGGATGATGTTTACTAGGTCATAGTAACATTGTGGATGAACTTGGATGTCCGTCAACAACTGGAGTTCGTAAGACTGCAGAGAACGGATAACCTGGTCTTCAAGCGTCGTTGCTGTTCGGCCCTGGGTAATGACGTGGGCACGGAAGACTTGCATCTGCTCCTGGGAGAAGTAAGTATCCGCAAGAACGTTCTCTATCTTTATGAGACGTTCGTGCAGCTGTTGGTAACTATCCCAGAGATGTTCACGGATGGCGAGGCGACGACATAGGTTCAGGAACGGAAACATCGTGGCTCCAAAGTATTTGCCCTGTGCTGATTCCCGCCAATCAGTACGACTGGAGAGGCGGAGAATGAACGCTTCGATAGCAGCATCGCGCTGCGACTCCAAAGATGTAATCAGAGCGTCGACGCGCTCACGAGAAGCTGGAGCCACGTTCTGGTTGGAAACGATGCCGAATCCATTTGGTGTAAGCACCAAGTCCAATGATGGGATTGCCGTCATATATGCATGACAGGCAACGAGCTTTTCCAGAGGGTAACGGAAACGCTCATTAGGCCCGAAGCTGTTATCTTCAGCTATCTCATTAAAGATAGCTTCCGGAACGAAGGTATCTATTGCCCATTGCTCAGCAGTTTCGAGGTATGGGTAAAGCTTTTCAATCAACGTGGGTTCACCTTCTACGGTGGCCAGTACGTTGGGAATGAGCAAACGCAGTTGCTCGTCTGTAGTGATCAGTTTCATTCTTCATCAGATTTATTGGGTGTAACAAGTTTGGCATCACGGTTCTCGTCCAAGGTAGAAAGCATGATGAATGGGCAATCAGGCTTCACGCCTTCCCAGCCGTTATACCTAATTATTATATGATGGACGGTAAACAGCAGGTCGTGGTACGGCTTCTGGAGGGCCTGGGCGATGGTGTAGAGTTCACGTTTGTCGCTACCGCTATTGTTGCTCTGGCTCTTGCCAGGCACAGAACCCACAAGGTTCGAATGTACGCGCATCGTGAAGCACACCATGTTGACGGCCTCTATAATGTCCGTCGACCAGTCGCCGCCCTCCTTATCCGTCTCAACTTTGTTGATGACAACATCATGCTGTTCGTCCCCATTTGGATTGACATAGAATGTGGAGAACAATACCTTGCCAGAGTTTTCCATACCAGTAAGGAAGTTGATGATTTTCTCTTTCTCCTCCACTACCCTATCCATCTGCTTCTTACGGTCGGTAATACCCTCAGCCTTGAAGATACCATCCCAGAAGCGGTTGGCAATCTCAATGTGATACTTGATGGGCGCAGAGTTCTTCAGTTTAGCCTCTTTTGCCATACCAATTAGTTTCTTGATATTGTACCAGTTGCCCTTGAACAAGGCACCATAATAAGGAATAGGATAATAGGTACTGTCAGGTGTCGGGACGCGACTGACCACCGCAAACTTACGCGTAGAAGTCTTTGGCTTCTTTCCCTTGTTCGCCTGCATACGTTCCTGCAGGTCGGACCAGGGAGAATGCACATCGAGGAGTTCAATCTTTTCCACATCCTCCTTTGAGGAGATGCACTTTCTCCAGTTGCCATAGAGAATGTATGGGATTCGACCGTCCTTCTCTGCAGGAGCAAAACGACAGTAGCAAGCCTCCTTCCTGAGAATGCGAACGATACGGGAGCCGTCACCATTCAGGATGATAACCGACACACAGAAAGCGAAATGTTTTAAGTCCTGGCAGACACCAAGGAAATATGAGGGAAGGTCGTTGTCCATCAAATAGTCCTTGACTTCCAGCTGTACATTCCGTTTGGCTTCCGTCATATCATAGACTAAACCCGAACCATAGCAAACTTCAGCATTGAAGAGCTGACAGGTAGATAGAGTCTCGTCCGATTCGATTAGTTCCAGAATCTTGTAAGGCATTTGATTATCAGCTCCCCAAGGAATATACTCATATCCTTCGGCTATCTTCATTGGGTTCATATCCGACTGTTCTTTGAACACCTCGGATGATTTGGCGGTAAAAGCTGCGCTGGCTTGCAGATCAGGTATTACCTCAACTGAGTTGAAAGAGTAATCGCGTCTCATGTCTTTGAATTTTTCAGCAAAGGTATGAAGGAGTGTTCGTATACAAAAAGACACAGAATTACTGATTCACATTTACCCTGATATTCAATAATTTTTGGATTTTCCGTGAATAGAAATACAATAAGCGGTATAATTATGTTAATCTGCCTTAAAATTTAGTCATTATGAGAACAATATTATGTTATATTTCCTATATTTGCAATAACCAAAACCAACAGACCTATGTATACAAAGATAGATTCGAAAGAGAAAATGACGACCAACCAGAAGAAGGTTGAATTGAGTGAGAAAAAGCCTATGCCATCTATTTGGTACTCTTAAAACATTAGCGCGACACAAACCAAGGTGCCGCGCCATTTTTTTATTCTTTATCTTCAGACGTATTTGAACAGAAAAAGTGGTAGTCCTCACAGACTACCACTTATACATAATTTATTGTAATTTATAAACGGTTCATGTCATAGACATTACCGCCGGAGAATGCGGCCTTCACAGGTAGCACAATCCTATGCTAATATTTCTATAGACTTGCGCTATGCTGTCTGGTATAAACACGAAACGTGGGCCTGCGTATCCCACGATCTCTGCATTCAGGCTCTGGAAAGCCGCATAGAAAAGACCATGAGACGACAAGCCCACGTATATACGTGAACCGTCGTACTCCGTCCTGTTCTATTTTTGAATTTTCCAGATTCGAATGCACAAGACAGAAGCGCGTCGCTTCGTTTACCATTAAGAGTACTGCGGATGCACGTAAAGCAAGAGCAGTAAGAAAGGCTGCACCACTGCGCAACAACATTCCGGCTGCAAAGGTACGAAGAAATTCTGAATTATTCAGCATATACGGCAAAAATGTACTGTTTTGCAGTTACATATACACCTCCATGCCATTCAGCATAAATATCTGGCACTCGCGAGTCATCCTAATCTGATTACTATCAAGCAGCTTGAACTTTCGCGTGCCTTTATAGTGGTCATACTTGATGCAGATACATCTGTGCCACTCCTGAATCTCTCCCGTCTTGGTCCAGAGTCTGATATCCACAGGTTCTGGTCGGTTCAGTATAAGTCTTGCTGTTGAAATATGAATGCTGTTCATGTCTTTGAAAGTAGTTAAATGAAGATATAAGAAGATAAAATAGCAATTACAAATACTCATTCCCGTCCGCATACTGCCACGAGAACTTCAGCCGTGAGAGTTCCTTATCAGATTCCACCACCTCAGATGAGATATCGCTAATCAGCACCTGAACCACCAGATATCCCACCA